GCACGTAGTGGCTTGGATTTTTTAACTTGGAGGATTTAGTTCCCTACTATTATGGCGCTTAGTCACTTACAAAAAGTCAAACGCGGTTACTGGAGTCATGCCCGTCATGCCCTCTGTTTGTCTTACATGATGATCCGAGCCGGCATGGCTGGCGTGGTTCACGCATTTGTACCAGAGATGTACACCAACAACATGTCCCTATCTGTGGACAAAATTAAACACTTGATCTGGCAAGATCAGCAGCGAGCCAGGCGGATATTCGCAACCGCAAAGAAGGAAGAAAAGATATGAAAGATAACAGTTGGGTCCCTAAGGGCCAGAGGGGTGGTTCATTCACAATGAAAGCCCCCACGGCATACTCTCAGCGTGGAGGCGGTATATCGCCTAAATCATTGCGTGGTCTTGGAAAACTTGGATTGCTTGGCATGGCAAATGCAGGACTACAGCATTACTTCCCTGATGGCCCTGTGAGCAAGGCCAATGATCGAGGTCTGAGGCTAATAGATGAGGGCGCTCAAGCCTTTGGATTACCGTCTGGAGGGCTTGACAGAGCGATAGCATCCATAGAAACCCCCGCGCTAAGAACGGCTGCTGGACTGGCTAACGAGATGGTGCTAGACCCGTTTGTAACAGTACTTGGTGCTGGTGCATCAGTAGGTGATTGGATATCTGAGAATGTTGGAAATCTTGGTGACAGGTTTGTCACTCCAGGCTTTAGGGGCCGTGGCAATATGGTGTATGATGAGGCGGGAAATCTTGTAGAACTTCCAGCGAGATCAAGGCCAACTGGCAGAAGGTCAGGGAATGGATTGTCTGGTAGGTATAAGGGCTTGCTAAGTGGCTAGGCGCAACAAACTCACAGACCAACAAAAGATTTTCCTAGATCAGTTCGTATTGACTGGTAATGGCACTGAGTCTGCAAAGAAGGCTGGATACAGCACCCCCAAGGTGCGTGGTAGCGAACTCAAGCGGTCACTAAAGAAAGAGATCATGGAAGCCACTAAAGAGCAATTAGGCTCCATGGCACCTGAACTCATGCGCGTGGCTGTTGACATTGCGATCAACGAGGAAAACCCCAAGATTAGACTTAGCGCAGTTCAAGACCTCCTAGACCGTGCTGGCTACAAAGCCATAGAGCACACCAAGACTGAAGTCCACAATGTGGACTCACAGACGACTGCAGAGATGGAAGCCGAACTTGGGGAACTGTTGTCAGGCAAAGATGGCCTGAGGTTGGTGCAGTAATGGCTGAGAAAAAATCCATGACCGAAGCCGCCGAGGAATACCTGCGGCAGCGTTCGCAGGAGATGGGTGATACAGAGTTTGTTGGAGACCTGTTTGACCACTACTCGTCTGATAGGTTTTATGGTGAGACCGCGTCTGGGAATGGTTGGCCGTACGCTGGGGCACCTGCCGACATGGGCCCACTTAACCCTGAAGGAACCAGAGTAGACCCGTACTATGCAGGTTATTTGACGAAGCCTGTTACACAGGACAGGGATTTATCTGCAAAGAGTTATGCCCCGTCAGGCTACTCAGACCCGCGCTCCGGGTTGGTAAAATTAGGTTTGTACGGCGGGTCATGGGATGATCCAATCATGTTCCCTGGTGGGCTTGAAGGTCTCGAAGATGTGGCTGGCGATTATTATGATATACCAGAAGGCGAGAGAGGGGGGTTGCAGAACTTTTTATTCCAGGCCAAGGACGGAGATGCTGACCGTTCGAGGCTGGTAAATCAGGCGCTACAGGGTACGTATGGTGAGGAGATTACTGAAAGGTACGGTTTTGTTCCTGGCCACATGGGGATGTATTCAGAGAGGCCAGGTGAATGGGTTGGAGGAATAACCACTGAGGATGGTCTTCTGTCAAACAGGGATGACAGCAAGTTTGGGTACTATTCCCTGCGTGATGATGGGATACGTATAGACCCAAGGAATGATGCCAATGTCAGGGAAACCCTAGCCCATGAGTTGAGCCACAGGGGGCTCGCAGCGTTGAGCAACCTGAACGAGATGGGTGATCCTAGAATAGCCGAAATTGAGCAGGAACTTGGCATGGACTTCGATGACAAGGTTGTAAATAAAGACGCGTCCAGCACCAGTTGGATTACCCCGCCAGGGAAGAAACTAAGTTTGTCAGACTTAATGACCTATAGCGGAAGGCATGAAGGCGGTGATTCTGGAGCGTACGTGGAACATAACCTCATAGATGCTGCCAGCAGGAACAGGAATAATAGATACCTTTACGAAGGCCATGAGTTTGACGGGGACACGATTGTTGGTGTTAACCCCGGGGGTTATGAAGATTATGGCAGGGCATACGGCATGTTGGGCCAGATAGCGAATGAGATTGTGAATAAACAGCAAAAGAAGAACTACGAGTGGGTAAAGAATATGCGGAATCAGTACGACTCGCCCAGAGTATACGGCGGAAAATCAGGAACTGCTCTACACCCACTCTTAGAGAAGGCAGGTTATTAGCATGTTAAGCAGGGTTCCAGTGTGGGGGATGCATCTACTTAAAGAGTTGCCAGTATTGGCCGCAAAGAAGGGGCTCATTGGAGCAGCCAAGGCTAACAAGGATGATATCGGTAATTTTTGGTCTGGTGAACTCGACAAGTATTATCGCGATGTTGTCAACCCAGGTGTTGACATGCTCTGGGATGAAAGAGGGACTGATTATAACGTCGGGGGTTTTGACGTCGGTAGGTTTGGCAAAGAGATGGTAGGAGAACAGTTAGGGCTATTGAAATATGTTCAAGACAGAACCGTACAACCATGGATAGATTTAGCATATGACGGATACAAAAACCTCCGAGATAGACGTAGCGGAGATACTAAAAACGCTAGACCCAGTACACGTGGAGCGGGCACTAGAGTTAGCAAAGAAAATAAAGGATCGTCGCCATTCGTACAAAATAGACCAGTACGATCCATACCCATTCCAGCAAGAGTTCCACGCTACAGGAGCAAGTAATAACCAAAGGCTATTGATGTGTGCCAACCGGATAGGCAAGTCCTATTCTGGAGCAGCAGAGATAGCCATGCACCTTACAGGCTTGTATCCAGAATGGTGGAAGGGTCGTGTGTATGAGAAAGGTATCACAGCATGGGCTGGTGGTGTGTCCAATGAGTCAACCAGGGACATTGTTCAGGCTGAGTTGTTAGGCCCTCCAGAGGACCCTGATGCGTGGGGAACAGGAGCGATACCAAGAGACTTCATTATCAGTGCTGAGAGAAAGCCTGGTGTTCCGAATGCTAAGGCATTGGCACTCATTAAGCATGTCTCTGGAACGAACTCAACGATTCACTTCAAGTCGTATGAGTCAGGGGTTGAGAAGTGGATGGGACGTTCTGTTGACTGCATCTGGCTGGATGAGGAACCTGACAGATCGCTGTACTCACAGTCTGTGACCAGAACGCTTGATAGGAAGGGGATGGTATTTATGACCTTTACCCCTGAAAAGGGCATGACGGAAACCGTTAGCGCGTTCATGAACAACTTACAGAAGGGTCAGAGCCTGACTAACGCGACATGGGATGACGCGGGATCAAAGATAAAATCCCTAAGAGGTAACAGCGGTCATCTGGATGATGACACCATGACTCAGATTCTAGCGGCTTACAGTCCGCATGAGCGTGAGATGCGGAAGTACGGAAAGCCTATGATCGGTTCTGGCTTGGTGTTTCCGATACCGGAAGAGAAACTAATCATTGAGCCAATACAGATTGAAGATCATTGGCAAAGAATAGCGGGGATTGATTTTGGATGGGACCACGATACGGCGGTTATCTGGGGCGCGTTTGATCCAGAGGGTGATACGTTCTACGTCTATGACGCGTACAATGCTAATAAACGCTCTCCAGCAGAACACGCTGAGGAGATCAAGAAGCGGGACTACTTTGTCCCGATTGCTTACCCGCATGATGGGAATCGCAGGGATAGCATGGGCAATCCTGGTCTTGCTACTCAGTACCGTAATCTTGGGTGCAATTTTCTGCTTGAGCATTTTACTAATCCCGCTGGACTTGGTGAGAAAAAAGGCTCCAATTCTGTGGAAGAAGGTATCCAAGAAATGGTCGTCTGGATGGAAGAGGGTAGGTTCAAAATCTTCTCGCACTTAGACAACCTCCTGCAAGAGTACAGGCAATATCACAGGAAGGATGGGAAAATAGTCCCAATAAGGGACGACAGCATGAGTGCTATGAGGTATGCGTTCATGAGCCGCAGGTACGCAGTTGCCGGTACTTCCGAGCATTGGAAGTGGAATGAAAAGGAATTTTTAGACTACCCTGAATATGGGTTTATATAATGGAAACTAAATAATGGAAAGACCTAAGACTGAAGAAGAACTGCTATCGAGGATTAACGCAGAAGTAACAGATGCGTTAGGATTTGATGACACAATCCAAGAGCAGCGCGACAAGGCCATGCGCTATTACTACGGTGAGCCATTCGGTAATGAGGTAAAAGGCCGGTCACAGTTCGTTGACAGCACAGTTCAGGATTCTATTGAGTGGATAAAGCCAAACCTGATGCGCGTATTTGCGTCTGGTGACGAGTTGGTTCAGTTCCAGCCTGGAGGGCCTGAGGATGTTCAGGTTGCTGAACAGGCAACGGATTATGTAAACTATGTATTAACTCACGACAATGACGGATGGTCTATTCTTTACAGTTGGTTTACTGATGCGCTTCTGCAAAAGAATGGCACAGTCAAGGTATACTGGGATGAGGAAGAGATCACTGATCGTGAAGAGTATCAGGGCCTGACATCCGTAGAGGTTGAAGCGGTCCTGATGGAAGATGGCGTAGATGTCATAGACCAGGAAGAGATGGGCACCAATGAAATGGGTGAACCCATATACGACATCAGTGTGTTAATCACAAAGGAAACTGGGCGTATCAAGGTAGAGAATGTGCCGCCTGAGGAATTCCTGATTAACCGTGAAGCCAAGAGCATAGAAGATGCCAGGTTTGTATGCCACAGGGTTAGGCTTACCTTGAGCGATCTACGAGAAATGTATCCAGACGAAGACCTGGATATAGAGGATATCAGCGGTGGAAAGGTTGACGCTGACAATCCAATATGGAACGAGGCCAGGGCAGCAAGGTATTCATTTGATAACACAATGGCCGCATATCCCTACGGGGAAGTTGCTCCAGAGGATGCGCTAACAGAATACTACCTGTACGAGTCTTTCATTAAGACCGACTGGGATGGTGACGGGATTGCTGAGTTGCGACAGATATGTACAGTTGGTGATAAGGTGCTTAACAATGAAGCGGTTGATCATGTTCCGTTC